TATCTTTTTTGTTCTGTCAACCCTTTGGCCTTCTCAATCGTTGCTATGAATGTATCCCCTTCAGGTGTACCTTTAAGTGCGGCCTTAGTAAGGGAGATAATCTTCATGGAGATTTTTAGTTTCTTACTAGAAGCATCATCTTCAACCAAAGGTCCAACTTTATCTTGTACGAAATCACGTAGGTCAGAATAAGGTTTGCCGTGCATCATAGGAAGAAAATCGGAATCTGTCAGTCCTTTGTATCTGATATACGGTTTCATGCCATCATATTGTGATACAGTCTTTGAACTACCATACAAAGAAGTTGTTTCAAAGAGACATAGATTCATTCCATACTTTGCATTTACAATCTCACGTACTTCATGTGAAGTGCAGATTGCAGCCAATAATTTACCGCCAAGATAATTGTAACCAAATGGTTGTGCAGGTACGATAACAAAACCCATCATAGCAGAATCATTGAATCGTTTACCCCACTCAGGTTTTTGCGTAAACACTTGTCCAAGCAATTCATTACGAGGTTTACAGTTGATTACAGGTGAACCAAGACGGATGAAACCTACGTACTTTCCTGTGTTCTTCTCACGTACTGCCACTTTGACATTACGACCAACTGGTGGAATATTCACATGTGATGAAGTGATGTTCAATAGATTGGTCCATGTTTCAGTGTCAATCTCAACAACTTCAAAATCCATATCTTCTGGTTTCATTGTGAAGTCTTGAAACAATTCATCTTCAATTGGAAACAATGGATTGGTTGGAAGTTCAGACAGAGAATTCAACTTCTGGTCACGCATGTACTCATCAATACGGTCAAAGTTACCAAAGTAATCTTCAAATACTTTGGCACAATGTACTGCATCATTAAATTCTAATTTCATACTTTAAATCCATCAAATGATTTCTTCTGTGGTTTTTCTCTGTTACCAAATGTGTTGAGTGGTTTATCTGGTTGACCAGAATCAGTAATGCCATCTTGACCTGATTGTTCAACATCATACAGGCGCATCTTTGCTCTGTCAATACCCAAGGTGAATCTTTTGTACATTGTTGGATCGGAGTAACGATTCTTCAACTGTTTCACCATAATCTGACCAAGTTCTTCCAATTCTTCGGAAGAAATCAAAGCAAACATCAAGTCTGCGGTTGCTGGCAGACCAAAACTCTCACTTGTGTCCTCAAGTCCTGGGTCGGATGAAGTAAAACCACTTCTTGTTGTTTGTGTTGCAGATACAATTGGTACTCCGTATTCAACTGCAAGTCCACGCAGCTCTTCGGCAATAGCCTTAACATAGGTGTAACTGTTGACGTTAGCACCAGCTTTAACTCTAGCACTGCAACAAATGTTAAGATAATCAATAAAGATAATATCAGGAACAAAAGACTTTTTAAGATTGAGCTCATTGAGAAGGGTACGAAAATGAGTGGTGCTTGCAGATGCTGTCGGATATTCTTTAATGATAAGTTTTCCGACAGTCTTTTCACGGAGCTTAGCAATCTTTTTATCATACATTTCTTTCGGTAAATTTACGAGGTCATCAACTGTGACATTCAATAGATTCGCATCTATTCTTTCTGCAATCTTTTCTTCAGCCATTTCCATGGTGATGTAGAGTACATTCTTGCCTTGAACCATACATCCCGCAGCCACATGGCACATGAACAAACTTTTTCCCACGCCAGTTCCGGCAAGAGCAATATTAAGCGTTTTAGTAGGTAGACCACCTTTTGTGATCTTGTTAAAGAAATCCAAATCAAAGGGGATTCGTTCTTCTTTACGGTGGTAGAAATCATATCGTTCATCTGAGTTTTCTAGGTAGTCATGGCCAACTGAATTATCAAAACTTACAGCCAGAGCGTCCGATAATACCTTGGGAATCGCACCTTTGTCTTGGGTCTTGTCTTTCCCGTCAAGTATGGAAATAGCCCCCAGTACTGCATTGTATATCGCTTTCTCTTGGCAGAATTGTTCGGTTTTGTCAATAAGCCATTGAACCTTGGATTCTTCGTCCTTAGTTTTACTAATTTCTTGGAGATAAGTTTCGCACTTCTCCACTTCGTCATCTGTGAGATTACGCCTCTCTTTGACGGCCAATGCAAGCGCTTCAATCGTCGGTGGAGAATTGTAAGATTCTGTGAACGATGCAATTTCATGGTATAATGTTCTATCAGTTCTGTCTGTAAAATATTCCGATTTTAAGAATGGTAAAACCTTGCGTAGATATTCTTCATTGTAAATTAGATTCTTTAAGATCGTCTGTTCCAGTTTCATCAACCACTTCCTGTTCAATGTTAGATGACATTAGTTCTACCAATAAGTCACCAATATAATTTTTAAAGTCGCCATCTTTTTCCAGTTTGGCTGGCTTCTTGACTGTCGATTCTATCACATCATAAGCAAAAAGTAAATAGACTTGTTCATTTTCTTCCTTGAACTTTACCTTACCATACTTAAAGATGGTGTCTTTATATGGGCCTTCCAAAAACCTGATATGTACGGAAGACTTATCATCTTTTGGATAGATGAAACAATAATCAATACCTTCTATCATTATGCACCATTCATAGTTTCAACATCAAATGTTTCGTCAATGTTGCTTGTCATAATTTCACCGGCTGCCACTCGATATTTGTTCTCAATGAAATCACGGAATGATTTCTGTTTAAGAATGGGCATCCAGAACTCTTTAGTGTCAGTTTCTTTCTCACGGTAATTCTTTTCTTCAATCACACCGTCAGCATCAACACGTTGATACCAGCCATTCTTTGGTTTGACCACATGCTTGGATTCCAAAGCAAGGTCGAGCAAACCAGACCAAGTGCTAATACCACCGTCAAAAGATACGCTAACAGGTATCTTAGATTTTTCTTTGACATATCTACTTTTCTCTACGTTAATAATAAAATTGTAACCGGTAATTTCTGTACCGTCTTTTTCTTGTTGGCGACCAATAATAAAGATGTTGTCCGCCGAATAATATGAACCTGTACCACCACCAACAATTGCTTTCGGGAACATACCAATTTCCATGTAGGTGTGGTTAACAACAATCATTGGAATATCTTTTAAAGACAAGTGTGGTGTTACCATACGGAACAAAGACTTGACTTGTTTTGCTCTAGACATATCAGCAACCGATTTTTCAGCCAAGGCATCTTCAACTTCTTTCTTTGATGCCAAGTTACCAATTGAATCAATGACGATAATCAATTTATCACCACGTTCCAATTGTGTCAACTGAGCCATTATGTCGAACTTGAGTTGTTCAATATCTGTAAGAGGAGTATGGAGCACCCGCTCAGTGTCGATACCAAAAGAATCGAAATAAGACTGCGGAGTACCAAACTCTGAATCATAGAATAGAAGTGCTGCATCTGGATATTTGTCCAAGTAAGATTTGGCCATCAACAAACTGAATGCTGTCTTAAAGTGTTTAGATGGACCTGCCCACATTGTAAGACCTGGTGTTAGACCACCATCTAACTTGCCAGAAAGTGCCACATTAATAATTGGCACTGCGGTCGGAATCATATCCTTCGCATTGAAGAATTTTGATTTTGCTAAGATGGCAGAATCTTTGATACTGCTGTTCTTTTTAATTTTGTCGAGAATGCTCATTTATTTTCCTTTTTCACGAAACGAATATGGTTCATCATAATCATACTTAGGTCCTAACTTTTTAGGTAATTGCTGTTCAGATGAAGTGATTGGTGGTATTGATTCACCACTCGCTTCATCAATTATAATCATGTTATCTTTTCTAATCTCTACAGTTTCTTCCTTCTTTGGTTCTTCTATTGTTTCTTGTGTTACAATTTCTGATAGTTCTTCTTTTGTAGGTTTTTCTCCCACATCTGCTACCCAAGCATCTGGTTTATTTTCTATTTCTGGTATGGGCTTTTCTTTCATTGACATGTTGTATGCAATCAACAATAGAATTGCCAATGGATCAAACACAACAATAATCAATAGGATGACAAGTCTTACCGCTTTGTCGATAATATCTGTAGAAGCCTCTGTACCATACGCCAAGGCTGCAATGTATTTGATTGGCCCGATATCCGATTCAATCTTTTTAAGCTCTGTAGATAACGGCGCACGTTCCTCTGAGTATTTGGCAATGGCGGTTTGCGACTGTTGAATTTCTTGTAGTATTCTAGTCCTATCTTTCTGTTGGGAACGGCGTATTGCTTGCGCTGTAGCGGCACCTTTTTCATCAGTTGAACGACCCATAGTTTGGTCCACAACCTCATCATACTGTTTAATTGCCTTGCGGTTTGCCTCGACATTTTCCTTCTCCGTTTTAATCTTTTCATCCAACAATGCAATCTTATCAACAAGTGGTGCATTATCTGCTGAATGTTCAAGGTGTGCCTTGGATAAGAAACCAAAGATACCCATTGAAGTAATCAACATCAAAATCACAACAGCAATTGACAGATAGGATTTAATAAGGAAAGGACATTCTTTCCAGTTTCTATACAGCCAAGATACAGTTACAAGTTTCGATAACTCAAGTATAGAACCCATAATAATAACTGGCCAGAAAGAACCTGGAAAGATTTCTGCTAAACCAATAACTGAATAATAACCAGCAACGATGGATAATCCTATTGCTGTTAATAACGTTAAAAATATCATCCGAAAAAGTCCTCTAAAGAATTTGTCTTTTCTGCCGACCAGTTCATGCAGCGTAGAATCACGCTAATTGGTTCCAGAAAAGCCTTGTCGAATTGTACATCATAGTCGATATAGTTGTCAAGCTCAAACTCTTTTGGTATTCTTGATGGAAAAGAAATCACATCATTCTTGAAATGATTTGGCATTTTCAGATAGGTAAATTTGAGTTTTTCACCCTCTTGAATGAGTGGGTATTTCTTAGTCAAATCTTTTTGTTTCAGGTAATGGTTGTAGACAATCGCACCACGAACATGGATTGGTGTGCCTTTTTTGAACAACATTACTGGATCGGAATAAGTATTTAGCCCATTTAAACCCCGTGGAAAAGATATTTCTTCCGCAGGCAACGTCTTGAATTCTTTTCTAAAGTTGGCAATAAAATCTTGCACTTGTTGTTCGGTGCCAGTCATCATCAACTTGATAGAATCTTTCATCTTCTCACGGATGGCAGATGGTGTGGACGATTTAATCATTTCCAAACCCATCACCTTCATGTGTGGTTCAGCGTACTGTACACCTTCATTGTTATACACATTAAGGATATAACGCTTCTTGGCAGTCCAGACACCTTTGTCAGAAAGACCTTCACGCTTCATCTGCATCTTTTGAGCAAACGCATGAACATATTCGGCCAATTCTTCGTATGACTTGTCGATATATGGTTGTAGTTTATCTTCACAAACTTTGTCCATGAATTCAATAACCTTTTGTGCAGGCATCTTAACAACACCATCGACACCATAGACCTTGTTCACCAAGTCACCAAGGCGCAGGTAAATAGAATCTGTGTCTGATGCAATCACATAGTCCACACCTTCTGTGGACAATATCTTGTTCATGTACTGGTTGATTTTTGCTTCAATCCATCTGATTGATAACTGACCTGCGGTAGTGACTCCCAAAGCCATGCGTAGGTCATAAAACCTAAAATACTGGCTTCCCAAAGCGCCGTAGGCAGAGTTGAGGGATACTTTCTTTGCAAGTTGTAGATTGTTAAATCTAGCCACACGTTTTTCGATGTCGTATTTTTTGGATTCGTCTTTCTCATTTTCATACTCCTGTTGAGCAGTCAACATCATCTTCTTAAACTTCTTACGGTCTTGATACATTTCTTCCATCATAGCAGGCAAGAAACCAATCTTATCTGTACGGAAGAATTGTCCGTTAGGTGTAATTGTTGCACCTTCTAAACTTGAAATGTCAACTTGTCTTTTCAAGAGTTTATCGACACTCACACCTTGAGAAATAATCTCACGCATTTCCTGTGTGTAGTCTTGTGGTTCAATTAGTGTTTCTGGTGAAATGTTGTACTGCATCATCAAGTGTGGATATAGACTGTTCAAGTCAAACGATGCAACCCAATTATGCATACCAACTTGTGGGTCTTTAACATACGCACCTTCAAAGGCCGCATCTTTATCTTGCACTTCACGGGGTGGTACAATGATACCACGATTCAATAGATATGAATATGTCAGTGAATCCCACATACGTGTTTGTGCAAACACATCTTCATAGTTACATTTGGTATCATATGCAAGGGTCAAGGCCAATTCCAAAAGCTTCAGTTTATCTTCCAACTTTAGAATAAGTTTAACGTCTTTGATGTTATATTCAATAAACTTTTGGAAGTTGAGGCGATACAGTGCATGGAGGTTATCATATTCATCATATGAGATTTTACCTTCACCAAGTTCTACCTGTGCAATGTTGTCCAAACGATATGATTCTTGTGACTTACCACCCGGCGCATACCATTTGTACAATTCAATATAGTCGAGAGATTCAACACCAACAAAACTATATGCAATCAGTTGGCGACCATTAATGATGGTCTTGCGTTCTGTGATATAGTTCCACGGAGATAATTTCTTGGCATCATCTTCACCAAGAATCTTACGAAAACGATTTACGAGATAGGGAATATCAAAGAACTTAGTATTCCAACCAGTGATAACATCTGGTGTCATGCGAGTCCAAAGTTCCAAGAACCTTTTGCAAAGAGACCATTCATCTCTGCACTTCCAATAGGTCACATTGTCTGGATCGTCATTGGTGTAGTCACCACAACCCATAACATAAGTGTGACCACCTAGATAGGTTATGGCAATTGCAGTGATTGGTTCGTTGGCCAGATATGGGTCAGGGAAACCATTCTCTGAACCAACCTCAATATCAACTACGCCAACGGAAACTTTATCAACATCCCAATCAACCATTTCAGGATGTTGTTCTGCGATAAATGCATATTCGAATCTGGTGTTGCCATAGATTTTGGTGCCACCAGCAACATCTTCGAATTGTTTTACATAATCACGAGCCTCACGGATACCATCGAATCGTTTTGGTACGAGGTCTATGCCGTCAAGTGATTTGTGTGTACCATTACCTTTGCGAGCAGGAAGGTACAATTGTGGTTCATAATCAATCTTTAGTTTGATTCGTTTACCGTCTTTGACACCACGATAAAGAATCTTGCCGCCGAGGGATTGAACATTTGTGTAGAAATTAGCCATTAACCTTTGAGTATTTGTTTGTTTGGAAGAATGATACCCGAACCAAAAATTTGATTGTAGTTGTCGATAAAATCTTGAGCAGGAACATAGTAGTATACTACATTTTTCTTATCAATGTCAATAGTTGAATTTTTGCCATGGTTGGCGTGCATAGGGAAAGGTGAGAAACCAACATTCGGTTGACCGTCCTGGCCACGCACCACAGCGATTCCTACTGGATTACATATGGTATATGTTGAGGGTGTTTCAGATTTAACTTCGCCTAGGATTTCTTCGTGGGTGATGAGCTTAAGTACAATTATAGTCATAATAATGCCTTCATAAAGTATTAGATGGACAGAAGAACACCCATATAAATAAGTATATAGTGTGTTTTGAGGTCGTAGTATATCATTTTTTTGTTATAAAGTCAACAGAAATATGGTATAAAAGATGGATCCGTTAACCCTCCTGGCCCTAGCAAATGGGGCTGTGGCAGCTGTAAAGAAAGGTTGCCAACTCTACAAAGATATCAAGAGCGCCGCTGGTGACGTGAAGGGCGTTTTGGATGATTTGGACAAACAATTCTCCAAACAACATGAAGGCAAGGCTCCAACAAAAGAACAAAAACAACAGTTTGAGCAAAAGAAAAAAGAGATAAAAGAAAATTTATCAAAAGATCCAAATGACATTATGTCAACCATTGGAGACCAGTTGGGCACATTCTTTGATGCTATGGACAAGATTGAAGAATTGTTCTATGAAGAAGAAAAGAAAGCAAAAGAAGTTTACACGGGCGATGTATCACTAAGTCGCAGAGCATTGCAACGGGTTCTAATTCGTTCCAGACTTGAACAGATGGAAGTTGAATTGCGTGAACAAATGATTTACCATGTGCCAGCAGATTTGAAAGATTTGTGGACACGATTCCAAGATATGCGTGGACAAATTATTGAAGAACAAAAGGTTGCTAGAAAAGTAAAAGAAAAAGAAGATGCAATCAAAGCCGCTAAACGCCAAAAAAGAATGGAAACTCTTTCAATGGAAATTTCATTGATTGGTGGTATAATTCTTATCTTAATATTAATGGCAGTATTTTGGACATGGTTATACCACGACAAGAAAAAGAGATGGCCAGAATTGGAACAAAAAACATATCAACAAGAATTGGAAAAAGAAAGAAAATTGAGAAATGAAAAAATTTTAGAAGCAATCCGATATCTTGATGAAAAAAATCACGAACAAAATAAAAAACTAATACTACCAAATGAATAAAAATAAGTACACATTTTTAGAATGGGTATTTGACAATGTTGGATTCGGTAAATTTATTTTATTCTTTTACATATTCCTTTTATTGCTTGGTTCAGGACTATTGAGTTTTGTTTGGTGGTATACCAAAGACTACAGATGAAAAACAAATTACTTTTTACATTATTGACAACCAGTGCAACATTGATGGTTACTCACCCAACCATCAATATAAATTTTATGCCGGATGCTGTCATATATACAAAAGCATCATTTAATGATAAGAACTACTGTCAACTAGAAAGAAGTTTTACTAATGAAAAAGGATTGCAAGTCTGTGAATATAAATGTCCGGTTACCACTAGTCAGAAGGGTGAAAAGAAATCAATCTATACAACCTCATTCAACAATGCTAGGGCTTGTAGACCACAAATTGAGTCGCCATGATTCAAAACTTTGATGAGGTATTTGATTGTTACACAAAATTTTTACTTGTTTGCTATTTTTCACCCTACTTTTTAATCAACAAGTTGTCTCAGCAAAATCTATTACCGCAAAATCCTGGTTGATATCGGATATACGGGGTAATATTATTGATGGTGAAAATATTGATGTGGTACGACCAATTGCTAGTATAACAAAACTATTGACTGTCATGGTTGTCTTGGATGCAAACCAAGATGTAAATGAAAAAATATTGATGACAACAAAATTGGCCGACAAGTTGCCGAGAAACAATCAAAAATTAACTAGGCTTGAATTAATAAATTTAACAATAACGGCCAGTGATAATAGAGCTGCACTAACTCTTTGTGAACATTATCCTGGTGGACTGGATCAATGTGTACAAGCAATGAACCAGAAAATTAGAAGTTTAGAAATGACAAATACAGTTGTGTATGAACCAACTGGATTAGATGCAAGAAATGTTAGTACAGCAAGACAACTGGTCAAGCTTACAAGAGAAGCCAGTTTCTATGGCAACATCAGATATGCTAGTCGTAAGTCTGAAATAAAAATAGAAATTAAAAACAAGTGGTTTGTTTTTCGTAATACCAATCCGTTGATTGGCACTCACCAAAATATTGTTGTCAGTAAAACCGGATACATTAGTGCATCTGGTGGATGCATAACATTATTCTTGGACACTAATATTGGTAATAGAATTGTGGTTGTTCTTGGTAGTAAGAATACAAGAACTAGAATTCCTGAGGCAGAATTCTTATCTAATATGTATAGAGAGTAATTGGTTGCGGACCTCGGAGTCGAACCGGAACTGAGGATTATGAGCCCACTGTGATACCATTTCACCAATCCGCTATAATATTTATTCTGAAAAATCAGGCTTCATTATAACCTGTTTATCAAATTGTTTTGCGATACGCTGAAATTCTTCTTCTTCAGCTTTTGCTTCTTCTATTTCTTTTGGTGATGGTTTGCGGAAGATTGCATCAAAGTTATCACCAAATGTTTTCTGTGAAACACTAAATGGTCTTGGACTGGAACCTTTGCCACCATCAGACATTTTATTCTCCGTACACGAAAACTACGCCATCAATTTTAGCAACATAGTAGTCACCAGATTTCATTGCGGCATTCCAATCCAAAAGAACAATATCACCAACAGAGACTTCATCAACATCAGGACCGATGGCCATAACTTCCGCTCTATCAGGTTCATCTGTTCTCTGTAGAATGATGCCTGATTCTGTTTGCTTAGAACCTTCGATTCGTTTAACGACAATCTTATTTGCCAATGGTGTGATGTTCATAATGTCCTCAAAAATAAATGGAGCGGCCTGTATGATTCGCACATACTGTTTAAGTTGGACACCTAAACTGTTCTATAACGACCGCATTAAATGGAGCGGGATATCAGAATCGAACTGATGACGAAAGATTGGAAATCTCTAGTTTTGCCATTAAACTAATCCCGCATATAACTATATATACATCATTTTGAAACACACTATCTAGTTTTAACTTTTGGCGTAGGACTTTCGCCTGCCACGGTAATAGTATGTTTCAAAATGAGGACTCTTTTGAGTCCCCATACCATCACAATACTTTGTAACGGTCATCCATGATGGTTTTAAGCATCACAGATTCTGGTGTAAAGGTTTCTAAGTCACCCGCCAACAGTGGTTTTACGACTGCTGGTGAGAAACCAGATACCAATGCAGTACCAGAAGTATCGAACTTTACTGGAGCGTTGCCGTATGCGGCATTCAAGTTCCAGAATACAACTTTTGGTAAAGTGTATCCTGCTTCTTTGTACTTACGTGCAATCATCTGCATAGCAGAGTCATCATGCTTAACGCAAGCGTTAAATTGCATGTCTGACAGAATCAATACCATCGCTGGCATTTCTTCTTGTGGCACGCCACCTTGTACTGCTACATCAAGGATTTTTGCAAATGCCTTGTGTAGGTTGGTAGACATAGCCCAATCAGATTTAACCATTTGGTCAATCTTTTGGTTGATGTTACCTTTCAAGTGCAACAATTCTGGATTGTCAGAGAAAGTTAGGAAGGTGTCCTTGAACTTGCCTTCATTCTTATCTGCCAAGTACAGTCCCAAAGAGACTGCTACTTCCATACAGGTTAGACCTGATTTGGAACCATGACCACCTGCAGCGCAGGACATTGAACCTGAAACATCCACCAAAGGTAGAATGTTTGCGTCACCAACAAAGTTAGGCAAAGCCTCCCATTGTTTTTGCACCAAGTCCAATTCGGTCTTGTCGAATTTCATGTAACCACCGATACGGCCTTTCAGCACATCGTATGGGAACACAGCACCTGCATTAACCTTAACTTCTGGGTTATCACCCTTCACCAACGATGCAACATAAGCTGCGTAAGTTTGAGTGTTACGGTTAAAAGCCTTCTTGTAACGGGATGCCGCTACGGAAGGTACATGTGAGAAATTGATGGAATCCCAGTCTTTCGCACACATGTTAGTTTCAACAACTTTGGTCATTTCAACCAAAGACTTACGGTAAAACTTTGGGGACATACCAAAGAACTGACGGATTT